ACCATTAGTAGCTATGTTTAAATTTCCTGTAGAAGAACGATAATCAAAAGTAGCACCACGAGAATCTCCTTCTGACAAAGTTAATTGTTCTTGTGAAGATTTTACTGCTAATTTAACTACAGGCGAAGTAGTCCCGATTCCTACGTTGCCTGAACTGTCTATAAGCAACCTATATGCACCTCCATTGTTGTCATATATACCAAATTTATTTGCACCTGTTGCTCCACTTATTAAGTTAAAATCAGCAGAATATGTTGATGAATGTAATCTTAAATCTGCACTTGATGTTTTAGATATTGTTATTGCTCCTGAAAAAGTTGAGTTTCCTGAAGTATCAATAGATATTAAACCATTTCCTGTTAACGAAGGATAATCAGTTGCTGAATATGCAAAAGTTAATGCTTCACTATTTGAATAATCTCTACCAATTCGCCAAGTTGCATTACTTGTTGAATTTTGAAATGCTATAGAACTGTCATCATTTCCTCTATTTACAGTAATAGAAGCACCTTCAACGTGAAGTTTTTGTTCAGGGTCAGTAGTTCCAATTCCTACGTTTCCTGAACTGTCTATACGCATTCTTTCTGTAGCATTAGTAGATAGAATTAGATAATTATTTTCCCTTTGTTCTATAAATGCACCCCCATCTGTTCCTACTCCTATTTGTAAACCATCACTTGCACCATCTCCTGTTACACTATTTTTTAATGCTAATCTTGATTGACTTACACCACCATAAATTGCTAATGCAGTACCTGCCGCACCACTTGGCGAATCAGTTCCAATTCCTACGTTTCCATCTACAATTAAATTTTCGTGTACAGTCGCAGCAGCACTAGTTAAAGTCAAAGAAGGAACTCCTTCTCCTATCGAAAAGAAATGTGAACCCCAAGAATTATAACCAAATATATCTCCATCGTGGTCAACACGAATAAAGTTTTTTAAACCAGAACCATCTGAAAAGTCTAAAAATGCAGCTTCATCTGTCGCACTAGCTATTGTAACACCTCCATCATCTGGAGCAGTTACTACTAACTCGTGTTTACTATAATAACTTGGATTAGCTGTATTAATACCAACAGAATCTTCTGAAGCATCTACGAATAAAGTGTCTGTATCTACTATTAAATCTGAAGTGATATTTGCTTCTCCATAGACATCTAATGGGTATGCAGGAGTATTATTTCTTATTCCTAATTTTGCAGTTGAAGCGTCCACAGTAAGAGTATCAAATAAATTTGTGTATGTAGCATCAACTACAAAATCTTTTCTTGTATATACTCGAGAACCTATACTTAAACTACCTGCTCCTAATCCTGCTCCTGCTACACCAATCTCAAAAGCATCTCCGACGTGAGTATAAGAAATAAAACCTCCATTTGTACTACCACTTGATTCAGCATCTTGAAAGAATAAGTGACCATAAGCTAAACTACTTGAATATATTGTTAATCCTCTATTGCTTGTACCATCTCCAATTATCAAATCTTTAGCATCACTTGTAAATCCTGAAGGACTTGCATTGTTTATACCTACTTGACTATTAGTTGAATCTATAAATAAAGTGTCTGTATTAACAATTAAGTCTGCTGAAAATGTAGCATTTTGAGAGGTGTCTATAGTTAATGCAGTAGAACCATTAGTACTAACAATTAAATCAGTAGCTGTTGAATCGTATTTTATACTTGGTCTTGCAGCACCATCACCAAATATTAATGGCACATCATCGTTCAATTGAGCTGTAACGCTTATAACATTTCTATTGATATTACCATCTATTCTAAAATATTCTGTAATATCTCCAATACCATTATCACTTTTAAATATTATCTTTTTATCGTCACTATTATTTTGTAGGATTAACTCTCCATTTATATTATCAATATAACCATCTGTACCATCGTGATACATCTCTAAGTCAGAATCAGTACCAAAGTTTACTTTCTGACCGTCTTCCATTATAATATCATTAGCACCTGAAGTATTACCATTAGCTAATACCTCGCTAAGTGTATCGTATAATCCTACTTGATTATCTACATAAGCAGTAGTTGCTACCTTAGTTGAATTATCGTTTGCACTTTGAGTAGTTGCTGTAGTAGTAGATGCAATTACACCAGTTAAAGTACCTTCTAAATCACCAATTAAAGTAGCTACAGCATATCCTGTTCCACTTGTGTTTACTGTTGTAGTAGGTTCGTCTTCTAATCCTTTAAATAATCTGTATTTGCCTGTTAGAGCTTCTCTAAACAGTCCTGAGTATAGTGTAGTACCTGAAGGAGTATATTTGCCATAAAAACCTATGTCAACTGCATCTGTAGAGGTGTTATTATTAGCTAATACAATTAAAGGGTCTTTTACTGTTAATGTATCTGTTCCTACTGTTGTAGTGCTTCCTTCAACTACTAAGTTTCCTATTACTGTTAAATTGCTACCTATTTTAGCATCTCCAAAGACGTGAAGGTTTAATCCTGCTTCTGGTGTTACTCCTATTCCTACTTGTGTTGTTGAGATGTATAATGGAGTAACGTTTCCAAGTCCATCTGTGATCTGTTTTGCTGTTGTTCCTATTGCATCATTGTCTATTGACTTTAATAACGCATCATAAGTATTTTTTATTTTCGTGCTTGTTAATGTAGCCATTATTGCTTTTTAAATAAGTTAATAATTTTTTTACGTTTGCCTCTTTTGGCTTGTAAGTCTTTTTTACAATACCCATCCTTCGAAACTAGCATCTTTATCAGGATAAACATCCTGGTTTGAATTAGTATAATATTCATTAAATTTACTAGGTGCATTAAATTGCATATAACTAATAAATCTATCTGTATAATATTGAGCTAAATTTCTTGATTTTTCTATTAAGAAATCTATTTCATTTTTATCTACTACACTAGCGTTTTCACTTGAACTTTTATATATGCCTTTATTAGCTATGTTATAACTAGCAAAAGGTAAATATTCTACCATAGCCCAGTGAATTACCATAGGTTTTACGTAATCATTAACAAGAGTTAAATAATCTCCAGTTAAATTATCAGCTATTATATCCTCACTAATTTTATTAAATAAATCACTACCAAGGTAATTTTGTATATGTATATCTTGAGCTATTTTTATGAATTGAATAAACTTGTCAGTGTCAACATTACCGTTAACAGCAGTGTATTTTACTAAATCATTTCTTGTTATAAATAATGCCTGTGCCATAATTACTTTTTATAATTTGGATGATGTCCTTGGTTTGCCATATCTTTAGGTGCTTTTTTTGCATCTCTCCAGCCTCTTGGTTTAGCTTTGTAAGTTTTTGGTATATTATTAACCTCTACAAAGTCTTTTATTTTATCTGATTTTTCTATGTATTTACCATTTGTTTTTTTCTTCAATCTATAAAGTTGTTCACTCCAGTAATGTCCACAACTAACTCCTCCTTTAAACCTAAATAGATCATAAGCTTTACCTTTATGTCCAAATGATTTATTTACTCCTTTTTTAGATGCTGCATCAATATCTTCAATTCTATAAACCATATTTCTCTTCATTAGTGCTTTACAAAACTCTCTTGAGTTTCCACTAGAATATTTTTCAGCATATTTATACCTAACTTTATAATAGCTTTTATCTAATACCGAAAAGTCACCTTTACCTTTTTTTAAGTTTGGTATTGCCATTGCTATTTTTTGAAACAAAGTTTTCTTTTCTTCTATAAGATCATTAGCCCAAGATTCAATATCTTTATTTTCTTCAGAATATTCTCTTTCATCTACTAACTCCCATTCATCATCTATTTCTTCACCATTTAAGTTTTCTAATATATCTAATGCAACATCATCAGAAAGCTCATTAGAAGTGTCTGAGGACATTTTTACGCCTGTTTCTTGCTCTTTAGTTTCTTGATCTTCTATTTCTTCTACTTCAGTAAACTCTAAAGGTTGTAAAGTTTTAAAATATAAATGCAAAGAAATATCATTAACAGCTAATATCTCATTAAAAGAGTCTATTAATAATTCTTGATAATTTTTTATAACTATATTGTCAAATAATAAAGATGCAGTTTTTATTTCGTCTGCATTATTTCCTAAACCACTATTACCGTCTTTTATACCTAACAATAGAGGTGAAGTAATTCTATGTGATATAATTAATTTTTTTATACATTCATTTGATAAATACTCATAATGTTGTGGAGCATCGTTCAATGGAATATCATCTACTGTAGTTTTGCTTTCCGCATTATTATTAAAAGCTACAATTACTTTTTCACCTTGACTTCCTGTTAACTTATTTAAAACGTCAGATTTAACTTGTAATTGTTTCTCTCTATCAGGAACTCCGTTGTTGAAGTTTACTACTTTAGTGCCCGAGAAACCACATTGAACCTCGTTTATTAAATAATCTGCTACTTCTTCTTCTAACTCTGCATACGCTAATCCGCCTTGATAATCTACAGGAGCATATTAATCATAACCAGATACATATCTTTTAATAATTATAACTTCTGATGTTTTTTTATTACCAAAACCAAACGCAGGAATTCTCTCGGGTTGTTCTGAGGGCTTTATTTTACTCCAGTTATGATGATAATAATAAGCTTCAATTTCACCCTTTTCGTTGCATTTTTCTGCTCTTAATGTTTGTCTTGGAAAATGTTCTGCTTTTATAACTTTTCCATTTTTATAAATTATTTGCATACTTGCTTCACCTAATAACTTAAGATCTTGACAAGTTTTTCTAATATCTTTATTAGCAAATATAGAACGCATTTGTGCATATTCATCTGGTTTTCTATTTGAATCAGAAGCATCTAATCCTTTTCCGTAAACCATATTAACAACACCATTTATAATAGCATTATTTGTAGCACTACCATTATATCTATCTATAATATATTGATAATAATTGTTATCTTCACCATAATTAATCCATTCTTTGTTTTTATTTTCAACAATTACTGGTCTATTATAATTTGATAAATTTAAAATATGTAAGTTTTCCATTATATAACTATGAATTCGTTATTACTACTATGAGTAGTATAATTATTATTATTTACACTATAATCTAATACTTGCTGATTAGTGCAAAATATTTTATCTCTAAATATCACATTATTACTTGGATCTGTTATTTCTATAGTATAAAAATTATCTTGCTTTAAATCAAAAATAGCGCTTAATTGTCTATAATACTTAACTAAAGAAAAATCACCGGTATGATCTTGAGAATAAACACTTTTATTTTCTGTCTCTGAAAATATATCTACACTATAAGTAATAGAACCACTATATTCTCTTGGAATAAAGCTTATCGTTTGTGAACTATCAGAGTCTTGTAATATTATCATATATATACAATAAAAAAAACAACTATTTGTTATAATAAAAAAGAGGGCTATTGCCCCCTTTTAAATAATATATAATAAATATATTTTAGAAATCTGAACCAGATGTCACAGTAACAGTAGCACTAGACATTCCAGCGTAAGGATCTGAAGCAGTAGGACTGTCAACAAAATTAGCTGGTTTTACTTCTTGAGCTGAAAAGCTAAGAGTATATCCGCTTAGGTCTCCCATCGCGGCTCCAGTTACAATTGTTCCTCCAGTTACTTCCGAACCATGTTCTAATCCCATTACAAAAACATTACCATTATAATCTTCTACAGCGATATGAGGTCTACCGTAAGCTAACAACTTAATCTCTTTATTATCTTCTTTAGATAATTTATGTAATGTTAAGTTTAATGTTTGCTCAAAGAAAGTAGTACCATTTTCTCTTGAAGAAGTAACGGTTTGTTCGAATGATGAATTTCCTTTTAATTCATATTTATAAGCAGTAAATGTACCATCCATGTCGGTTATTTGATCATCTGCATCTTGAGATACAGCACCAAAAGTACCAAAGTCAGTAAAATAAACATTTTTTATTCCACCAACTACATCTTTACATGGTTCAATCCTACCTTTTGTTAACGTACAAGCCATAATTTTTTTATTTTAATTAAAAAAAGGGCAGGTAGATTAATTCCACCTACCCTTTTCTTATTGTTATACAATTACTATTAAGCTAATGTTAATAGTACTAAGTCAGAACCAATTCCGTATTGAATACCGCTTGTAAATCTCATAATAACTCTTACGTTTTGAGATCCATCTAAGTCAGCCATATCTAATACTTTCACCTCATTGTGATCAGACAATAAACCTGTACCGAAGTAAAGGTTAGATTTTTGACCAGCAACAGCGTGATCAGATGGCATTCCTGGAGCTAATACAACTTTAATTCCATCGAAAGAAAGTGCATTACCCATATTATACCATTGATTTCCTTTATTTTCGTAACCTGCAGCTCCAAGACCAGAAGCACCAAAACCTCCAAGAGATCTAACGTACGCTTGGTAAGCAACTGGTGGTAAATAAATGTTTAAATCTTCTTTTCCGTAGATTGCATTAGGAATTGAATCAACAATGTTTCCTAATAAGCTATTAATGTTAGAAGAAGTAAATGAAGTTTCAGATCCGTTGGCAGCGTCATTTACATCTGCATCAGCAGCCATAAGAACTGTAAATCCGTCAAATTCACCAGCATTTCCGTTAACTCCACCCCAAATGTTTTGCTCAGTTTTTTCTGCAACTAAACCAGCAACGTGGCTTATTAAGAAATCACTAAATTTAGGAGGTAAGTTATCGAATGAAGAATATCCCATTTGGATAGCTTCCCAATCGCTTCTAAAATCTTTCTTACAAAGTTCTAAGTTTACTTGAAACTCTTCAGGTTGTAAGATTCTCTCTGTTAACGTAACGGTAGCAGTGTCAGTAAAATCACACGTTGCGTCTTTGATTACATTAGAATCAGTTGCAACTTTTTTAATTACTTCTTTGAACTTTACGTTAGGTTTTATCTCGATGTTACCTTGATCTAAAGTAGCACCAGATAATAATGCAGCCGAAATATACTTTCCAGCAAATTCTCCTGCATAAGTACTCGTAATTGATGTAGTAGTAGCCATAATAATTATTATTTATTTAATTTAAAATTCTATTTAATACTCTGTCTTTAATTGTTTGTACTCTATTTTTAGAATACAAATTTATTTTCTTTTGTTCTTTTCCTTCAGGTGAGTGATTTACTTTTTTAGTTTCTTCAGCTAATTCAACTGATTTTTCTTTACTTAACATTTCTGTTACAGCAAGTCCAACTTGTTCACTCATTTCTTCCTCATCTTTGTGAGGACCTTTAAGATCTTCGATCATAGCTTTAATTTCTTCTACAACTGAAGTTAATTCTTCTTTTGTAACATATTTAGCTTCGACCTCTTCTTCTTTTTCTTCTTCTAGTTCTTCAGAAATTTCTTCAGAAGCTTCAATTTCTTCTTCAACTTCTTCTTGTTCAGGTTTACTATCAATAATTTCTTTAATAATTCCTTCTTCTTCAATAACTAAAATTTTACCATCCTCTAACTCATATTCACCTAATGGAAGAGCTACACGCTCGTCTTCAGTAACTATAAATACAGGTTGGTCGCTTTCAAACGATTCTGCTTCTAAAACAGTACCATTTTGTAACTTCATTTGTGCTAACTTTACTTCTTCTACAGAAGATTCATTTTCAACACCTAAAAGTTCTTTAACTTGATTTAACATTTCTAATGGTTTCATAGTATTATAATAATTAATAGATTGATTTGTTATATTTTCCCTATACCTTGTGCTTGGTAACTACCGTCACAGCATTTTCTAGAATAAGTTAGTCCGTCTTTACATAAACATCCTCTTTTACTATCTTTTGGACTTGTATAGTATCTATTTGACTCGTATTTTTTTTTCATATTATTTTTTTGGTACGCAATTAGGTACTTTTTTACCATTCTTCATTTTAAAACCTACCATCTCATAACCATCCCAACATGGTGCTTTTAATTCTTCTAATTCTTTAAGTTTACTTTCAGCCCAACGTTTTCCAGCTTTGCCTCCCCAAAGTAAATAAGATATAGTTCCGCAAGCTTCGTTATCACCTTCTTTATAATATTCCTCTGCTCTAGACAAATAACTATACATTCTTTTAATTGTCTGTTTACTAATAGCTTTACCTTGAGCTAATTGTTGTGCTCTAATTTTACCAACTTGTGTAGCACATTTATTATTTACTTTCTCATTTAACTCTAACCCTCTTTTAGCATTATTCTTAACCGCAGATGGATAATCAGCATAAGTTTCTAATTCAAGTGTTTTACCACTTTTATATCTTTTATCTTTTTTAACTATTCCTTTTATTTGCGATAATAACTCAGCAGCTTCTTCTTGTTCCATAATAGCAAGTGCATTAGGCTCGTTAGGTCTTTCTAATTTATCTGCAAAATAACCTTCTATTGAAAAACCTTTAACTTTGCCAGTTTTTACAAAATCATTCCAAACTTCGTCATTGTTTACTTTAACAGATACCATCCAAGTGCCTATAGGTGCACTTAAATCGTACTTTCTTGTTTTATCAAATTTATCATCTTCAACTATCCAAGATTCAACTACAGATAGTCCTTGTAATGGTAATTGATGTTCTAATGTAGATTTATTTTGATTGCCTCTCATTAAAAACAATTCACTTGCTTTTTTAACTGTTTTTCTAGAAAAATAAATATAATATTCTTTATCTTCGTTTTTCCTATATATTGGTTTATTAGGTATTAAAGCAGCACCCATAAGAATTCTTTTTTCCTTATCAACCTCTGCTAGTTTTAATTCCTGATTTTTTAATGCAATAAAATCTTCTTCTATTGCTGGGTTTTCTACAACTGATATTGCTTGAATACCTGAAAACTCATCTGATTCGTCTATAAAAAGTTCTATGATGTCCATATATTAATAATAATATTATTTGTGTTTTGTTATATTATCCAATCGTTGCTCCTGATACAATATTCCTATCAAGTTCTTGTGCTGTTGTAACATCGTTACTTACTACAAACGCTTTAACTGGTTGTTGTGTCTGATCTGATATAACACTAGCTAATTGATTAGTAGCACTTGCTCCAACTACATTAAAAGCCGGTGGAGCAGATGGTATAGCAGGTGATGCACTACTTCCACCTCCAGATCCCTTTGCAAAAGAAGGTGGTGTTGGTTCTTTTGTTGCTGTTATTTGTTTTACGTTTCTTAAACCTGCTGCTATGATAGCTGCTGCTTGTACAAAACCAAATATACCTCCTTGTCCTAAAGCTTTACTTGCACCAGCGTAAGTATCTCTAATAGCTTGCACGACTGCTATTCCTTTTCCAAATTTACTGTTTTGACCAACAATAGATGCTATATTACCTAGTGCATTAGTAATTTCTTTTTCTTTTGCTTTAGCTAAGTCTGTTTCTATTTTAGCCTGTTGTCTTTTTGTTTCTTCGTCATAAGCTAGTAGTTCATTATTAGCATCAGCATAAGCCTGTGTTCCTTCTTTATATAATTTCTTCTTATTTTCTAATCTTTCTAATTCTATTTCTCTTTCCTTTTCTAAATTATCTTTCTGTGTTTGTAATCTTAAATACTCGTTTTCTATTTGTTCTGTATTAAAGTCTCTTTCAGCTTTTTGTCTTTCAGCAATTGCATCTATATCACCTTGTTCTAAATCTAGTTTTTCTCTTAATAAAGCATTACGGTTAGAATCTTGTTCTGACATAAAACCAGTGATTTGAGCCTCTATAGCAAGTTTTTCATTTTTAGCTTCTTGTAATGCTATAAAGTTTTCTTCTGATTTGTTTTTATCATATTGAGCTTGAGCAGCAGCTAGTACTGTATCTGCATTTTTTTGCATTGTTTTTGCTTGCTCTTCTAATACCGCTTTTAATTTATCATTTGCCGCTATTCTTTCTTCTATAGTATTAAATTCATTGTCTCTTAATTGTCTTTGTTTTTCTGCTTGTCTATCATAATCTTCTATAAGACCTTGATTTAAAACTCTTGCTCTTTCAGCTGTTTTTTGTAGTTCTACATTTGCCTTAGCAGTATTAACAACTTCTTTAGTATAATTTACAACTGTATTTTTTACTTGTTCGAAACTTTGATCCTGTCCTGTAATTATATCAATACTTTCTTTTCCAGCTTGTTTAAAACTTTCCATTGCATTAGCAAATTCTCCTTTAAACAATTGTCCTAATCCTTGGCCTATAAAGCCTAAAGTTTCTTTAAATTGTTCAAACCTATCAATTACACCTTGTTTAAAAACATTTACAAATTCTTTCATTGTTACTAAAGGATCTGTAAACAAAGCATTAAAGAAATCTTTTACATTTTGAAAATTACCTACAATAAAATTAACAAAATCATTAAAAGCTATAGATACTGATTCAAAAGCTACATTATATATATCTAAAACAGCTTGATTTTGATTAAATACCTTTTTTAGTTCATTTAAACCAGCTACTAATAATGCAAATACACCTAAACCTTTACCTAAGCTTTTAATTCCATTAGTAACACCAGCAACGCCATTTTTAACGTTCTGTGCAACACCTTTTATTCCCTTTAAACTTTTTTCTGTAGTTTCATTGTTTTTTTCAACAGACTCACTAAGTTGTTCAACTTGTTTTTTTAATTCTTCAACTTGTTTAACAGCTTTGTCTGTTTTAGCAACAAGATCTATTGTAATTTTTTCCATGCTATTTCTTTTTTAAATTGAGCAAATGTTTCTTTTAAACTTTCAGGAAACTTATATTTTCCTTGAGCTATTCTAATGTTTTCTGTTTCACCATTAGCATCTTGTAATAATTGTAATATATTTTCTATCATACCTCGTTTAATAATTCTATATCACTTTCTCCTGTTCCTAGATTAGTTGTTATACTATTTATCTTATAGCTTCTGTTGTTTACTACAAACCTATCTGCTAATGTGTAATTCCTTAATATCTTTAATGGAAGAAATGCTTTATACTTTGACAATCTTCTTTTTATATCAAATACATCTGTTATATAAATAGTATAATAATCATCAAATAAAGTATCAGTAAATGTATTGTCACTTGTCCATTCGTTAAATTCTGCATTAAAGTTTATATTGATTCCACTTGTAGCAGAAGATAAAGCATAACTATTACTTGGAATATAATAATCATTAATAGTTTGTTGACCTGTATCTTGACCTGTTAAAAATCTTATGTCATCTTGGTTTGATTGATAGATAGGATAAAATAAAATAGGTTCTCCTATGTAAGGGTCATCATTATCATCTACACACCATCCTACTTGTATTGTAGTCGTTGTAGTTGAATTACCATCTCTAAGTCTTTCAAACTTCATATGTTCAAATGGAGCTTCTACTGTATATATACCTCCGTCTAAGTTTACTCCACTTTCTGCATTGTATTCTAATGTTCCCCATCCTATCCCAGAATTACTTAGTTGCTCGTGTTGTAATGCTAACTTAGTACCTAGTCCTTTATATTGGAATTGTATTTCTCTATAAGGAAGAGCTATATC